TCTCCCGAGGTCCGGCTGTCAGGGATACGGGGTACACCACGCACGATCTGGATGCCGCGCAGATCGTCCACCGTTTCGCGATCCTTTGGCAGGCTGAAACTGCCGTCCTCAAGCGCGGCCTTCATTGGCGGCATATTCTCGCGATACCAGCTCTCGGAAAGCATGACGGCCTCAACACGCGCGCCGAATTTCTGAACGGTGACTTCGGCGAGATACTGGCCATTGTTACGTGCATCCATCTTGCCGCCCCGAAAGCGCGGCAGGCGATCGAGCACAAAGAACAGGATCTGACGCTGCTGATCGAAGGGCGTGTTGCGCAGTTCGATCGTAAACGGCGTGCGGCGCTTCATGCCCGCCTCGATCGCGAGCACCCAGATGACTGTGAGATCGCCCGATCGCCCGAAATCCTCTCCGAAGACGTGCGGCGTTTTCTGATCGAGGGCATCGAGCAGGGGAAGCAACGCCTCGACGCACCATCTTGCGCACTCGGCTGTGCGAATCGCTTCAGGCTGAAGCGCGAACTGGGCGTCGCACTGCCAGCGGGCAACGCCTGCGTTTCGGTCTGCACGTGCTTCCAGAAGGGCGAGCGGAAGATAGGTGCCACTCGAAGGCGACGGGATGACATGCAATTCCTCTTCGGCATCGTCCCCGAATTCGTCCAGAATTTCTGCTTTCCATGCGTCTTCGCCTTCTTGCGTCCAGGCAATACCCTGCTTGGCTGCGATCTTGCGATAGAGACCCTGCGCCACCGCATCCTCGAAAGTAATGCGCATGAGGTGATATCTTTTGCGCCCCGAACGCACTTCCTCGACGAGAGAATTGAAAGGGTTTGTATCCCCCTTATGCGTCGAGAGGATGACGATTTTCGCACCCCAGATGCGCAGGGCGAGAGCCGCCTTGATGACCGCCCTGAGATCATCCACGAACGCGGCTTCGTCCAGAATGACCAGTCCCTGCTTGGACCGGAATGCGCGGGCCACAGACGGCAGCGCCAATATCTTGTGTCCTGAAGCGAACTCGATGCGAAATGCCTTGATCGACTGCTCAGGTCTTTCATCATCGACGAACAGTTCTTCGGAAACCTCTACCGCCGCCGAAAGCAGTATCTTCGCGTGATCTGCGCAATCGTCGATAAACTGCCGGGTCATCTCCTTTTCATAGCCCATGTAGAAGACATCCATACCGCCCCCTGACGGCGCAGATGCTGCTACAGTGACCGCCAGCCAGCTGAGCACCCACGAGATGCCGATACGTCGAGACTTCTCGATGACAGTGATATTGTGCGACAGCACTTCATCGATCACACGGGACTGGTAGGGCAGCAGAGGGGAGTTTTCTGGCTTCACTTCGACGTCCCCAGAATTTGCTGTCGGATGAACGCCATGTTTTCGGCGCTGATACCTTTCTCGCGTGCGACAGCGGCCAGGCCCGCTTCCGCCTGTTTCTTGAAGCGCGCTTCCACCTTGGCCTCGATCCTGGCTGCGTATTCCGCATCGGCCTTGGCGGATTTGGTCAGGTGATCCATGGCCTTTGCGAGAAGCATGATACCTTCAGGACTACCGTTCAGAGCGGCCTTGCCGTCTTCATCAATCTCGCCCTCACCATTTTGCGCGAGAAAGAGTTCGGTGATCGTAGTGTGCAGCAGCTCGATATTGAGCTGTGCTGCCCGCGAAGCCGGTTCGTCGCCGAGCTGGCGCACGAGGGCTTCGGCGATATTGCGGGAATGCCGCAGCTTGGTCCCCAGACGCTCCATACCTTTAACATGACGCCCCAGGGTTGATCGGCTGATCGTAACGATATCAAGCTCGCGCAAGGCTGCAAGGATCTCATCGATCGTGTGACCGGCCCCGCGCAGACGACCGATCTCATCGCGGATTTCCAGGGGGAGCTTGTCCACTGAAGAAGGGCGACTGGCGGTATACCCCGTGCGTCGCTCGCGCTTGGGTGCCCCGTCTCCCTGCGTCTCGGGTGGTTTGGGAGGCTTCGCCATGGGTCAGAGCGGTCTGCGAGCAGCCACGCCGTGTACGACACGGACGCAGTCCCGAACTTCCAGCCCCTCTGTCGTGAGGGTGACCACCCAGAGCTCGCCACCAGTAGGGCGGGGCAGCTTCTCGATCTGCACACAGGCGGCGCGCTCCAGGAGCAGAAGATCGTTACGCAGATCCTCGGCATTCACGGGACGGCCCATTCCATGGATTATGCGCAGGATCAGCTGCTCATTGAGCGTGCGCGTCTCCATCTGCGCAACCGCGTCCAGGACGAACCAGCGACGATCTTCTTCGAGAGCACGTTTAACGGCGTTCATGGGGCGTCTTTCTTTTCCATATGACCCCGGACGATCACCACCACGAGGTCACTGTAGCATTTGAGGTTGTGGGTCAGCCCCTCGATCGCGCGGGCCGTGCGATCGTCAGAGTCCCGCCGCGCCTGAAACTCCTGCTCGAAAAGCCGGTCACGCTTGGCCATCTCGTCAGTGATGCGATCATTCTGCTCGATCACGCGTCGCTCAAAATGCTCGATGCGGCGACGGTTGCCGAACACGACGACGTTGGCGACAATCGAGAACCCGATCGCAAGTAGGGCGAAAGTAAGGAGAATGATCACGAGTGTTGGACTGCTTGCTGCCCCCGCAGCAGCACCCGCCGCAGCGGCCTGGATAACTGATCCGGCGGGTGTCTGTGGGGTCATCTATCGATCTGACCGTCAGGCGGTCGGCGTGGTAGGCGAAGGAGAGTCAGAGCTGGTCAAACGGGCATTCGGAAAGAAGCCGGTTGCAAGATCGAAGATAGCCGCCTTCAGATGGGTCTGAACGATCGCGAGATCAGGAATCACAATCCCGGCGTCTTTCGCGAGACCCAGGAATTCATTTTGCGCCTCGACATAGACCGGGTTGTCGTCGCGGAACTTGTTGTAGCTCTCGGCGAGCTGATCGATGCCGCCGTCGATCTTGGTGATGGCGCTTCGAACAGCGGTCTGGGCGATGTCCTGGTATTTCGTGGCCTTGCCAGAAACGACTGCTGAAAGCGCGGGGGCCGCAATGCCAATAATAGCCGCGCCCACAGAAGAAAGAAGATTTTTCCAGTTTGCCATGTCGGCCTCCGGGGTGATGATCCGGCGCGCCGTCCGCGCCCAAGATATCAATTCATCCCGCCACGCGTCCGTGACGGTATGACCGTCACGCCAATGCGCGCTGTGGTTCGAGCAATTCGAGTGAGCGTGTCAGGCGCGCTTCAAGCCGCGCCAGCCAGCCCTTCCCAAAAAGGCGAAAGGCTTCGAAGCTGCGATAAGCCGCCTCCTGGCGACCGGCCAGCGCATAGACCACCATGCGCAGGGCGGCGTCTTGTTGCGCCGCAGCCCTGAGCGTTTCCGGGCCGATCGTACCGTCCACGGTGACGCCCAGATCCCTCTGAAAACGCTCGGCATAGGGGCCACGCACCCACTGCGCGACCGTCTCCGGCTTCACGGCAGCCAGTGCCGCAAGTGTTTCAGGGCCGATATTGCCGTCTATCTCGTCGGACGACATCCCGATGATCTGCTGAAGCTGATTGGAGGCGCGCTGCACACCAGAATTGAAGCAGAAATCGGCAAGCATCAGATCGACGCCGCCCGGCAGATCGTCGCCCGCCACCGGACGCCAGTAGAGCGCGGAATAGATGGCGCGATAGGTGGCAATGCTGATCGATTTCATGGTCTCGGCCGTGACGAGCTTTGCGTCACCGCACCACTGGACCATTACAGGGGCAGAAATTCCGTGCATCGTGCCAACCAGGCGACCGATGCGAAGCTGGCCACTCGTCCAGTTCCCGGCATCATTCGGGGAAGCCTGGTAATTGCCTTCATACGAGGCAGTGAACTGGGCAATGAGGGGGAAGTTGGTTCGCATGCCCCCGTTCTAGACGGGGGCAGTATCTCCGGTACTGGTGAAGGTTTTCACCAGCATTCAGAAGAGGTCGATCTGGCGATCATCCGAAAGACGGGGCCGGATCGCCTTCTGACCTCTATATGGCTTGCTAAGCGAGTAATAAACAGCCCGTTTCGACACACCTGCCCTCTGGCAAATCTCGCCGATTGTCATGCCCATGGCAAGATATCGACGGATACGCCAGTCGCGGCAAACCGGGACGAGCCATAAATCACCACCACGTGCTTCACTCAGCGCGGATGCGATTTCGTCACCGTAAAGCAGAGCGAGGCGGCTCCCCTTGACCCGACGTGGAATGGAAATGACCTGACCTGCCAGCTGCTCGATGAATGTAAATGCTGCATCATCACCAACGGCTTGAACCAGGAATTCAATATTGGCAGGGGCAGGAACGGACATCATCGCACCTTCAAAGCTTCGTAGAAATTCTTGGCATGCTGATCGCAGGCGTCCTGCGACACCTCGCCGTGCTTGGCCAGCAGCGTGAATAAGGCTTGCACCTCGCCGATCTTTCTCTCGAGCCGGTCGCGGTTCTCTTCCAGTCCGGTCGCAAGAACAGACCCCGTCTGACGGCGCAGGCCGAGCAGGGACATTTCAAGCATCTCGAAATGAGCGCGCTCGATCTTCGAGAGTAAATTGGTCATCGTTGTTTTTCCTTTTCGCGAAGGAGCCAATCCTTCAGCCCCTCGATCACTCTGTTCGCCTGCGCAGCGTCGAGAAATTCGGGGGCGGTAACCCCCTGAGGATTGGCAATCGTTTTCGTCTGGCGTTGCACGAAAGAACGGAGCGCGGCCAGTTTATCCGGCGCGCGCACATACGGTTCGAGATCCTTCCACAGCGCATAGATCATGCGCACCTGGCCTTTCACGCTGTCCGGCGTGCGGCGCGTGCCAGGCTTTGGCTTCCATCCCAGGCGCTTGAATTCCGCAAGCACGGCATTCAGGCCCGAAAGGGATATGTCCTTGGCATGATAATGGCCGCCCACACGAGACAGGATGGCGCGATAGCTGTCTTCGTCCAGGGCAAGCTCTTTTCGGGCGATGTGCATCTTAGCATAGAGCACGTTCCGGCCAGGATTGGCCGAAACATGCTGCACGAAATGCGGGCGACGGGTCATGTCGGATCTCCCGGATGATCGCCACCAGGCGCGAGCGTCTCAGGCAGTGGTCCATCTGCCGGGGTCGCGCTCATGAGCGACATGATGCAGACCGGCGCATCGTGGTCGATACGACCGATCGCGCAGGCGGCCTCGATTGGTGATGCGCCGGATTTGACCATCTGGGCGATCAGTTCGGAGTTATGCGCCTCGGGTGCTCGGGTAGATGCGACAAGCTCGCTGGCCGCAAACACGAACACTGCGGTTGCACATGCCGGAATAGAAAGGAGGATGCCCACCTGTAAAGTGCGCGGAATTTTAGAGGAAACACTCATAATACGCCCCTCAAAGCTTCGAGAAATCGACGACAACCTGCCGGGGTGCAGCTTCCGGCGTATCACGCCGGGTGCAGCGCACAGCCAGCTTGCGACCGGAGATCGCCACCGCATCGCGAAGCGCACGCTGCGCTTCAGGCCAGCGGGGATGCGCCAGCTCAAGGCGGGACAACCCCATGATCTTCTGTACGTTCACGCGCCCCGTAGTTTCATCACGGGCGAAGGCCTCGCTGACGATCGCGCGAATATCATCGCTCGATCCCTCCACCAGATCGTCGAGGATCTCGTTCACCAGTGCCTGGGCAACCGGCAGCGCGGATGTGATGGACTGGTAGGTATATTGCGCCATGATTACGCTGATGCGCTCGTCATACGTCCTGATCGTCATGCCCCCGGCATTGCCGCCGAGGCGCGCGCCATACTCCTGGTAGGCAAGGTCACGGTAAGCGCCGACCTTTTCGAAGATTTCCTCTTTGCGGCGCTCATTATAAGCCCGGATTTCCTCGAAGATCGCGACGATCTCCTGCGCGGTTTCATGTTCGAGGATGCGTAAGGCTGGGATTGCCCGCTTCGGGATCTTGCGACCGTCAGCGCGGGTCAGGGTATCGGTGTCATTCTGAATGATCGTGTTCATGATGGGAATTCCCTGTTCAGTGACGGGTAGATTTGGCAGCGTCGGAAGCAGCGGCCGCGTAGATTTGGAAATGCGCATCGACCAGCACGGCCAATGCAGTGGCACACACAGCCATGTCCGTCGCGATCGCGACGTCTTCCTCGGTGGCAGCTTGGCGCAAGCGCGCTGTGTTCATGAAGCGATCGGCAAGCACCAGAAGATGGCCCAGAAGCTGGGAAGGCTTAGCCCCCTCGAAGACGACACCCGCGACCTTCAATTTGATTGTGTTGAGCAGATCGAGCGTGGTGGCATTGGGATCTTTCTCGATAGGATCGCTCATATCCAGAGCCCTCCCACGACTGTCTTGATGGCGGTGCCGGGCGGAAGGGAGCGCAGGAAAGCAGCCACTATCCTCGCCTGCTCTGCATGGCGTTGATCCATCCCGGAAATAAAATTCCGCAAGCGATCGGCCATGTAAGCCACCGTGGTATTGGGCGGGTTCTTGACGAGAACCTGCATTGTGAGCTTGCGAAGAAGGTCGCTGGTTTCAGGCTGCCCGAAGGACGTGCCTGCACAGGCTTTCCTCCAGAGGGTGGCGAAATCGATTTTCTCAGCCATGACCGATCACTCCCTCTCTCTGCGTGTCCGCGCCCACAGGCACATCGAGGCGTGCATTGCTGCCGGATCGAAATCCGGCCGAGACCGCATCCTCGACGCCTCGAACAGCACGCGCCTTGCGCAAACTAGCAGGAACAATCTGCCCCCATTTCAGTGCGCCATATTGTGTGATGAGCTCCTGTTCTCTCGGGTCGGTTTTGAATTTATCGAGAAGGCTCAAGGCAGCGACCGCCCAGCCTTCGGCGAAGTGATCGGCCCGTGCGATGCGTGTGGCGCGCTTGATCGATTTACGCATCCCCTTGAAGTATGAGGCCCTCTCTTTGGCGCACTGACGCCCGAGAACCTGATAGGCATAGGCTGCAAGGATACTTCGAGCCGACGCGCCATAGAAAATGACGCGACGTTTTGTTCCAGCCCAGTCACTGACAACGGCCACACCGAATGCCCGGGAAATCCCGCCTCGCAGCGCACCGTCCCATCGAGGCGCACGCCGGGCATGCGATGCCGTGAAGCTGGATGTGACATCGTGCAGTTCCGCCAGATCGATCGCAGACTGATCGATACCGTGCTCCGCCATCAGCGCACGGGCCTTCGCCATTGCGGCCGCCGCCTCATTCGCATTGGGCGATGCACCAAGAGCAATCAGTTTCTTGATGCGCTGGATGATCTTCGACCGTTCACTCATGACACCACTCCAATCACGGGAGGGAGCACGACGCCGGGATGCGTCTCCGGAACCGGAACCATGCGCTCGATCGCGACCTTCGCACGCAGCACAACATGCTGATGCTGCGCACCTGCCTGGGTCAGATACTTGGCCAGAGCCCGCATTTCGGCGGCGGTGATCGTTCCCTTTAGCGCGAGCATCTCCGTCCCAAGACGGACAAGCTCCTGCCCCATGCCAGGTCCGGGCGGAGCGCTCGGAATATCAAGCTTGTGCATGATTGTTCTCCAGACCTTCCGCAATACGCATCGCGGGCAGGTCATCAGGAAATGAGTCAAAGAATTCGGCCACGACATCGCGACGCTCGACCGTTCCGGAAAAGGCTTCTGGGAAGCAGCGGACGATTCCTGCGAGCTCCGATGCGCTTGCGTTCGGCGCATGATTGCGGATCATCTGCCGGATGGCGATTGCTGTGCCTTCTAGGCGTTCCTGCTGCTCGAAGATTGTGCCCTCGGCGCAGGATTTGAGGCGGGCGAGCATGGCGTCGCGCGTGGAGAGAGTCATGACTGACCTCCTTCCTTGCGTGTTTCGAGACCGAACTCGACGAGCTCACGCACAACAGAATTCACCGAACGGTTTTCCGCGATCGCGATCGTGCGCAACTCGGCAAAGGTCTCGTCATCGAAACCGATGCTGACCCAGAGGCGGCATGGCATTCTCGAATGCATGCTGCCTTTCGCAGCGGACGAGACCTTGTTGTCTTTGCGACCGAAGCTTCTGCCCTGCGCAAGGCGGCGAGGCGGTGCATCGTTCGCCGGGCGGTTATGAATCTGGGTCATGCCCGTTCTCCCTGCGCGCGTCGGCCCATTGTGGCCTCCGGTATTGTTTTGTTTTGTCCGTTGAGTTCGTCGAGCAGCCGAAGATTGGCCTGTAATTCGCGGCATCGGACCCATGCCAACAGCTGGCTCAGGCCAATCAGGACGATCGCTATGCTGATGAGATAGAGCACCATCAGCCCGCATACGGCGTCGGTCATGGCGCATCCTCTCGAACGGGATGCCTCGACCCGCACATCAGCAAAGCGTCATTATCGCCCAGGCAATTTTTATCGACATCGGAAGCGCTGTGCAGAAGGGCATTCGCCAGAACGCGCGCCTCTTCCGGCGCAATGTTTGCCGTGACATGCATGCCGCCAGAGAACACTAGGGCAATGTTCATTGCGCCACACAAGGTGCCTGCGACCTCGAACGTCATGCCCGAGGCGGCCACAACGAACCTCTTGGCGCAATATGTGCGTCCCTTCCGGAAGTGATCGAGGTTGGTGATAATCTCGCTCATCGCGCGCCCTCCGGGTGGGAGTAGAGATCGCCACCGAGATCGAGCAGATCGTCGCGGATATCATCCAGCTGGCTGATCGCACGGCGATGACCGGGCGTCTGATGGAGCCCGAAAGGCATCGTGCGATGAAAGAACAGCGCCCGATCGACTGCCGCGAGCTTCTCAAGCGGAGGGAGGTCTTCGAGATAGGTCATGCTGCTGCCCTCCGAAAAACGGGCATCTCGCCCGTCATGTGCTTCTTCCAAGCTGCTTTCACGTCATCGACGCTGATCGTCTCGGCATTGTGCACACGCGCCATGGTCGAAGCCTTGAGCAGCACCTTGTTCATGGAGCGAAGCGCGCCCTGCTGGACGGCCACGGCGCGGCATGCCTCGCGCACGTCGCTGTCGAGCTCGCCCCAGGCATCGAGGATCGCATCCACGTCCTGAGAGACCGGGCCCTTGATGATTTCCCACTCGTCAATGCGCGAGAAGAGCTGCGCATGATCTGGCAGGCGACCCAGCGCCCCGAAGCGATCGTTCAAAGGTGCATTGCCCATGAAAACGATGCCGGTCTGTGTCTTGTCGAAGATGCTGCGCAGCTGCTCGATCGCCTTCGTGCTGAGGAACTGCGCCTCATCGATGATGATCAGACCCTGGCGACCTTCGAGAAAGCGCTCGACACGGCGCACGCGGCGCGATCCACGCTCGGACGAGCAACCAAGCACATCCTCGATCTCAATCAGCGTGGCAGCAGCGCTTTTCATGCTTTCGTCTGCCGTAATGATCCAAACATTGGGGTTCTGGCCCGCATAGGCCTTTGCCGCCATGGTCTTGCCGACGCCCGCCGCACCGGCGACGACGCCCAGTTCAGGGCCGTATTGCGCGGCTTCCATCAGCGCCATGAGCTTGCGCGCCGTGTGAGTATGCACGAACTCCGGCGCTCTGGCACGAACGGCACGAATGCGCGACCGGGCCGAACAGCTTTCGAGCCATTTGACGATCAGCGCGTCATAGGTCTCGTAAACACCCTTGTAAGTGCCGTTAAACCACGCTGAAAACGTGCCGCCCGACATGCCGGACTGATCCGCAATCACCTTCTGTGAGAGGCCGAGGCGCGCAATTTCCGCCCGGACACGAGCGCGCAGCTCCTCTCTCGCCATTTCGGCGTTTCCCTTGTCAATGACAGCCATATTCATTATTTCAATCCTGTGGACCTTAGGGACTGGCGCGAATGAAGTAGTTCGCGTCAGTCGTCTGAACTGATCACCTGAAAACGCTGACGGTCCGGTCGAACCATCTCGTTATACTTCTCCAAATACAGATCCTCTTCCGAGGCTTCGCGCAGGGCGAGGGCCGCGTTGCCTCGCGTCGGGGCCGATCCGGTAGAGAATACGGGGCGAACAACCTTCGCCTCGATCGGCTCGTCGCTCTCTTCCGTATAGTTCGCCGTGATCTGCGCAACTTCTGCGATCGACATCTTGAGCTCGGCAGCCAGCGCCTCTTTCGTCGCCCTGCTGAACTGACGGCGGGCGCGACCCTGATCCTGCGCTGCCGTACGATCCGAGAACCCAACCGCCTCGATGCATGGGGCCGAAGCCAGATATGACCCGTTTGAGCGATAGACATGGATTCCGGCGTGATAGTCCTGGGGATCGAACCGCACGACGCACATCTCATTGCGCACCTGCAGCAGATCCTCGCACCAGTAGCGATTACCGGCGAACTTGATCTCGCCCCGCACCTTGTCGGCCCGGATGGATTCCGCTGCCATCAGCCACAGACGAGCCTGTTCTTCCGTTGCCTTACGTATCTGGGCGTTCTCGTAGGATGCCTTGAAAGCCTGCAGAAAAGAGAGCTTTCCCCCGCACGTCTTCGATTTGCGCCCGGTGCGCGCGTTATGCGACCGGATTTCCGCCGCCACGGTTGTCAGGAAAACGTCGAGCGGCACTGCATGGCTTCCGTAGCTCTCCGGCTTGGCCATGGGGTTATTGCCGGTATAGGCCCCCGAAAAAGCCGGGTGCTTTGCTGCACCTTGAGCAAAGTCTCTCCAGGCACGCTCGATCGGCTTGGACTGACCTGAATACGGCGTCGTCCATCGCACATCGATGCCCAGCTGCACCATGATCCCGTCGGGATCTTCGTCGCGCACCTTGAAACGATAGCGCGTCGGCGTGCCGCCCGTCAGCCACTTGGACGCGAAGTTACGCCCGTTATCGAGATAGCAGCGATCCGGAATGCCCCATTCGGAAATCATGTCACCAAATGCCAGGCGTACGACTTCGGTATTCTCCGAGCGATCGACGCGCCATGACAGGATCATGCCCGAGTAGAGATCCTGGAATGCCACCATGACGGGACGCCCGATCGTACCATCAGGCCATTTCACGAACACATCCCACTTATGGCCATCCGCGTTCACGGCTTCCATGGCATGGAAAAATGTCCGGTCACGCTCCTGAGGCGGGAATTTCCTGTCGAGCGCTTCCTTCCCCTCGCGAGCCAGGATGAGAATGGCTGGGTTCAGGTTCTGAAACCGCCGCAAAAGCGTCTTGGAAGACGGTATGGGCAGGTTTTCCGCCTTTGCCACCTTCTCCGCGCGGAGATAGCAATCCGAGAAATTGGGCTTGTCGTCGCGCAGATAGTCCGCACGAATAAAATCCCAAATCCGTGGCGCGCATTGGGCCTGCTCGGTAAAGCGGCTGTATTTTGGCGCAAGTGCCGGAAGCCAGTCACACCGGTTGAGCCCGCGCAGGTCGCGATACCAGTTATTGATGGTCGTATGCCCGACACCGGCCTCCTGCGCCACCATCATGATGGCGTAGGTCTTGCGCGTTCCCGAGGCGCAAAGCGTCTCCACCGCCTGGATGACGGACAGGGCCTTGATCGCCTTGGCCTTATGAACGTCAGGCAGGGCTTCGTAGCGGCGCCACAGCTCTTCCTTCTCGCGCTTCTCGGCCTGCGTCGGCTCCGCTGCCTTGTGAGCAGCAACGGCCAGCTTTGCACGAGCTGCGAGCGGAAGAACGTAAGGCGTGAACTCATAGCCACCGCCCGCACCCTTGCGCT